TTTACAAGATGAAATACAAAAGGGAGCAGATGAAAACACTAAAGCTACCACAAAATAAGACCTTAGAGTTATCTATTAACGGTCACGATTACGATATTCGCTTTATATCTGGAGCTAAGGCTGACTTTGGTTCAGATGAGGGAGAGATATTAGGAGCAATCTCTATGCGTAGCTGTGACATTATTTTAGAGCATGATATGAAAGATAGTAAGATATTAGAAGTATTATGTCATGAAGTAATGCATGCGATAACCTATGGTACGAGTTTAGAAATGACAGAAACACAAGTCCAAGTAGTTGCCAATAACCTATATCAATTAGGTTTTGGTGACTATCTATGGAAAAAAGCAGGAGGGAAGTATGATTCCAAACTACGACGCAATAATAAAAAAAGCTAAATCGCTATGCGACAATAAGAATACAGATTATGCACAAACACAAGAACCTTTTTCTAATTTTGAAATGGTAGAAGCTCTTAAGATATGTGATACATCAACTGGCATTCTTGTTCGTATCTCTGATAAAATAGCTAGAATATCTAATCTATTAAAGAGAAATGGAAATAGAGCGATAGAAGAAGAAAAAGTAGAAGACACTATGTTAGATTTAATAAATTATAGCGTAATACTATTGAGTTACTATGCATATGAACAAGAATATAAAATGTATACTGACTCAGAAAACGGAGATAAAAATGATAAATCCAGGTAAAATATTAGAGCATACCACAAAGAAGGCAAAAGTAAACTTACATTGTCTTACAGATGTACACGTTGGAAGTAAAGTATTTGATAGAGAGCTATTTTTAAAGGCAATAAAGACTATTAAAGACGACCCAAACGCTCTTTGGTTTGGAAATGGTGACATGTTGGAGTTTATTCCACCTAATTACCACATACCTGAAGGCGACCAGTTGTTTGATAACAACGAACAGTACTCACAATTCGTAAAAATGGTAAGACCTATTATGGATAAGTGTGTATTTATGCGTGGAGGTAATCATGATACGCTTCGTTCTGTACGTTTAGCAGGAATTGATATAATTCGTGTGCTATGTGACGACCTTGAAGTGCCTTATTTCCCATTTCCAGGCTATGCAGTGATAAATTATAAGCATAATCGCTTTACATTTGCTAGTGGACATGGAAAAAGTGGGGCAAAAAACGGAGATATGGAGCTTATTAAGCTTAGAAACATATTTCCAGACGCTGATATGTATTATTTGGGGCATAATCACCAACTTTATGCAAAACCAGTAGATTCGTTTGAAATTATGCAAGATAGTGAAGAAGTCAAGCGACAATGGTTTGTACGTGGAGGCTCATTTATAGGATATGCTGAATATGCACGCTATGCTATGTTTGAACCACAAACAAAAGGATGGGTAGAGATAAGATTAAGCGATAAAGACCCAGAGTACATTGTTCACCGTAAATGAAGCAAAGAACTATAAAAGGTAAGGAGCACATTGTATACGACAGTATCAACGAGCTCAGGCAGGCTATGCCATTACAAGCCGTACAAGATGATTGGAGAAATGCTCCTATAAGTTCATGGACCTTAACAGATGATGGGCAGGTTTGTGAGGTGTTAGAACGTGGAACTATCAACAACCAACGATATGTACGCACAGCGATTGGTATGTTTAACTGTGCTCCTTCCGTAAAAATGGAGGGTGAGATGCGAGAGAGTATATATGCGTTTAGTGGGAAAAACAGCAATACAGTGTTTAAAGAACGTGTGAACCCTTCTAAGCAAGAATTTTTGTTCGCAAGATATATAGCGAAGGGCGAAGGCATTACGGAGGCGTTTAAACGTGCTTATCCTAGGTCTAAGTCTGATACGTATATTAAAGAACAAAGTAGTATGTTATTAAAAACAGAAAGGATTAAAACGTTGATTGATAAAGAAATAGAGAAAATATTAGATGAAACAGAGATTACTCCTAAATATCTACTGTTAAAGACAAAAGAAATCGTGGATAACTTAGAAGCAAGAGATAGTGACAAAATATCTTCTCTTAAGATGCTAATGGAAATATCTGGATTACTAGGAAAGAAAGAACAAAAAACAGAATCAATACAGTTGTTTAAAGGATTTAGTCCTAAGCAGCTAGAAATACTAGAGGGAAATGATGTCAAAGAAATTGCAAGCCAACAAAGAGAAGTACCTAGATTGCCAGATGTGCGAGAGAAAAGTCAAGATTCAGAGGTCGCCGATAAAGTATAGCGACTTTCTAATGAACACTATGATGGGAGTACCAATGGAAAAATATATCACTGTTGATTGCCCATGTCTTTGTATGTATGACGATGAATTGGATTTAATTGGATTTAGTAGGGAGTTTATAGAAAATAATGGAAAAGCTTAATATATCTGAAAAAGAGGTGCTACTTCATAAAGCATCTAAAGACTTAATACTGTTTGGTAAGTTATTTCTACCAAATGATTTTTTACATAAATCAGCTTCACCTCCTTTTCATTACGACCTTGGTAAAAAATTAATTAGTACAAAACCTGGGGCACGTACTTGTAACGTGCTACCCAGAGGTTTTGGAAAATCTGTATTAATGAAAGCTGCTATTATGCATAAGCTATGCTATGCCTCCAAAGAAGACTCTATGTTTATGGCATGGGTGGCTGAAGAACAAGGACAGTCTATTGACCACGTAAAGTACATTCGCTCACATTTAGAAGAAAACGATGCAATACGATATTACTTCGGTAATCTATGTGGGGGTGATGAAGGCAAGAGATGGACCGAAAAAGACCTTATTACTACAAAAGGGCATCGTATCATAGCTAAAGGTACTTCGCAGCGTTTAAGAGGGCGTGCAGAGGTTGATACACGATACACTGGTATTATACTAGATGACTTTGAATCAGAGCTTAATACTAAGACAGCTACAAGAAGAGATGAGATTAAGCAATGGATTGTATCAACAGTATACCCATCACTAGAAGAAAGTCCAGGAAGAGAAGGATGGATATGGTTATCAGGAACGATTGTACACTATGACGCATTCTTACAAAATATTGTAGATGGATGGAAAGAAGCAGAAAAAAATAAAAAGAAATACCCATGGGATGTAACATTCATTAGAGCATTAGAAGATGGAAAAGCTACATGGGAAGAACAATTTCCAGTATCTAAACTAAACACAAAGCGACAAGAGTACATAGAAGCTGGTAAAGTAGATAAGTTTGCTCAAGAATATCTAAACGATGCTAGGGATAGTGCTTCTGCTACATTCCAATTAGACAACATAAGGTATCATAACTATGAGTTTTACTCAGATGGTAAGTTCTCTTACCTAAAGAGTGACGAAGAAATGATTCCTATATATACTTACATGGGCGTTGACTTGGCACATACAGCTACAAAAACCTCTGACTATCAAGTAATTATGGTTATGGGAATAGATTCAAAGAAAAATAGATATGTCATTGATTATTACCACGATAAGATACCAGCGTTTGATATGCCAGAGCAAGTATTAAAGATGGCAAAGAAATATGCACCTATAAGAAGATGCTCAGTTGAAACCGTTGGTGCACAAGAGATGGTAAGAGATATGGTAGAAAGAATGGCAAGAACAGAAAAAAGATTACTACCTGGAATAAACAAAGGGGTAAGACCTCCACATGGGATTAAAAAAGAAGATAGGCTTGAAATGTCTATAGGTAGTATTGTTAATTCTAAGAAGCTATACATAAGAAAAGAGCACACGGAACTTATAGAAGAAATATTTGAGTTTCCTAAAGGAAGACATGATGACTTGTTAGATGGACTGTATTATGCTGACTTTTTTGCTAAGCCACCACGTAGTCATGCAATGCAAAACGATGAATACGAAAGACCAGACGATTTTACTGTAAAAGCACGAACTAAAATTAATTGGATGACTGGGTTGAAAATATGAGATTTCGTGTATTCACTGGCAGTAAATTCTTTAGGGATATGGTATCTGATTATACATTAGAAGAATACCTAAGCTACTTAAAAAGGGTAGAAGGGTACAAAAACAAAGTAGGGGAAACATTTTATCCATACAATTCGCCAGAAGGTGGATTAAAAACTATTGGCTATGGATATAAAATTAAATCACTCTCAGAGCAAAATGCTCTAGATAAGGGTGGTATGTCTATTTTAGAGGTAGAACAGACATTAGAGCATGAAGCTATTCTTTCTTTGATGCACGCAAAAAACCATTGCGTAGCAAAAGGAGTTAAATGGCAAGATGTAGATGACAGACTAAAGCACGCTTTAGCTGACTATTGTTTTAATATAGGAAACTTAAGAGGGTTTCCAACAACATCTAAGTGTTTAATGAACAATGATGTTAAAGGTGCTATAGAAGATGACCCAACAAGAGAAGGGTTTAAGCACTATGACAGAGTGTACAAAGACCCAGAAGGCAATAGAAAGCCATTAGGGCGTAATAAAGAATTTTATAAAGAGTTTTTAAAACCATATTTAAATGAGGAAGCATAGTGGCAAAGATAGATAATATAGGATTATTAACAAAACTTTACAAAGCAGTAGATAAAAAAAGAAATCAATTTAATAAAAAGTTTTCTTTAGAAAAAGTTAACCACGATATAGATATGTACAATGTAAGTAATAAAAAAAACATACCTAAACCTTTTGGTGGTAAAACTGAGTATGATTTAAAAGCAGACGCTGCAAACAAAAAAAATAACAAAGCAAGGTAGCAAGTATGGCACAAATTAAAGAAGACCAAAAAGCAAGAGATAATAGAGATATATTTCAACGTTATGCTGATGCACGACAAGACTGGGATGTAGAAGCAAGAGATGGTATAGATTTTACTTTAGGTAATCATTACTCTAAAGAAGAGTCAGAAATACTACAGTCTATTGGTCAAGCTGACTTTACTATAGACAGAATATATGCAGCCATAGATAAGCTAAAATCTTTAATGACTTCAAGACCTGTAAAGTTTGGAGTAGTTGCAAGAGAAGATTCAGATACAAAAATGGCAAATGTATGGAAAACATTACTAGAATATGTTTACGATATATCAGATGGGCAGCATCACTTTAAACAAGCTGTACACGACTATGCTACTGCTGGAATTGGTTATTTCTATTCATACATAGAGCCAGAAGCAGATTATGGTAGAGGAGAAGTCATGTTTACGCATGTCAATCCATTCAGAGTGTACGTAGACCCTGCTTCTAGAGACAGGTATTTTAAAGATGCTGCAAACATTTTACTGTCTACAATCTTAACTGAAGAACAGTTATTAGACTTATATCCAGACGTAGAAGAGCATCTACCAAACATAGAGACGTATACATCTGACCATAATGACGACTACCCTAGTTCTCAACAAAAAAATTCACAGCAAATATTTACACCTGCAGAAGTACAAGATAAAGATTATGCAAACGGAGTAAACTCACGTTATCGTATTATTGAGCGTTTTACTAAAATAAGAGTTCCTTTCTATAGAGTAGCCGACCAACAAAACAACTCAGAAACAATTATGAGTCAAGATGGTTTTAAAGTATTTATGGCTGAAAATGAAGCAAAGTTTGACAATAATACATACGATTTTGTAGAAATACCACAAACAAGAATTAAAGTTACAGCATCATTAGGACAAGTCCTTTTATATGAGACAATACTTGATACTGATACATACCCTATTGTACCAATACCAAATATATGGACCAATACTCCTTACCCTAAATCAGATGTAAACAAAGTAAAAGATATGCAAAGACTACTAAACAAGTTGTTTTCTCTTGCATTGTCTCACGCACAAACCTCTGCTGGACTAAAACTATTAGTTCCACAAGGAAGTGTAGAAAGTATTTCTCAGCTTGAAAAAGACTGGGCTAATCCTAATGCTGTAATAGAATATGACCCAAGTTACGGAGAACCACATTTTCCTTCACCTCAACCATTAACAAGTCAGTTTTATGCATTGATTAATCAAGTAGAAAGATATATTGATTTGAACTTTGGTGTTCCAGAACTATTACAAGGATTTAAAGAAGGTGCTCATAGTAGTGTTAGAGGAACAATGTTACTAGCACAAATGGGAGAAGGTAGAGGAGCAAGTAAATTAAGAGATATAGAAATGTCTTTACAACAACTTGGTAAGGTTTTATATCAAATGTCTAAAGGGCATTATGATTTTGAAAAGAAGTTTAGAATAGTACAACCTAATAATGATATTACTGAGTTTGCTATTAACAATAGATTATATGATGATAAAACAAAAGAAATAGTAAAAATTGAAAATGATATTACTTCAGGTCAATTTGATATACGTATTGTTTCAGGCTCTACAATGCCAAGCAATAAACATGCTGAATATCAAATGTATCTAGAAGCTTATCAGTTAGGGTTAATTGACAAAGTAGAAGCGTTGAAGAAAACAGAAATCTTTGACAAGGAAGGCGTATTACAACGTACTGGAGAAGTACAGCGTTTACAACAAGCCGTTAGTCAATTACAAGAACAAAACAAAATTCTTTCTGGTGATTTACAAACTGCCCAAAGAGAGTCTATGTCTGACAGAAAACGTGTTGAGGTACAGAAGTTTAAATCTGAACTCAATAAAGTGGTTACTGGAGCACAGGCTCAACAAAAAGTAAATACAGAGCGAACAAAACGTCAACAAGAACAACAGGTGCAGGCTGGAATAACTTCATTAATGTCAGAAGATATTGGTGAGGAATAAACAGCACATCAAAGGAGAATAACATGAGTGACGAATACATGAATGAACAAGCTTTAGAAGGTTCTGAAACTTCTGAAAATAATGATATAAGTGAGTCTGATAATCAAGAAATGGATTTGAGTTCTGACGTGCCACAAGAAGATGATGCACGTAAATTCCAGTCTATGTACGATAAAGCTCAGGCTGAGTTAGACAAAGTAAAACCAGTAGCACAGCTATTTCAGGAAAATCCTGAACTGGTAGACGTTGTCAGAAACCACTTATCAGGGGGTAAAGGACAGGACAAAGAAAATATAAAGATAAACGAAGAGGAATTCAATCCTTGGGATGCACATACTAATCCAAATAGTAAGTCGTATCAACTTAGAGAGCAAGAAATTGAGAAAGCTGTAAATAGTAAAATGCAGGACTATATGGGAAGATTAGAAGCCCAACGTTCTATTGATACTTTAAAACTTAGAGCTCAAACTGAATACAAGCTATCTAATAGTGATGCGAATGAATTTGTAGAATTTGTGACAAAGCCAAAGGAACAACTTCCTCTTGAGACACTTTTTAACGTATGGAATACAAACAAAAATGGAATGCCTAGAGCAAATCAAAATATTGAAAGCGTGAAAAAAACTCAGCAAAGACCAAAGTCTGCTGGTTTAGTTCAAGGTGGAGAACCACCTCAGTTATCAGATAATGATAATATGTGGAATAATATTTTAAAAGCTGGTAATCCTCTTTCCATAGGTGGTAAAAGTGTCATTAAAAAATAATCTGGGAGGATTAAAAAATGGCAATAACAAGTGGACAATTAAAATCTACTAACCTAACAGCTGCTACAACTGCTGCTGATTACGGTGTTGCTCCAGACCAAAGACGATTATATAACTTTTCTGACAGGATTGCTGAATTAGCACCTGAAGAAAGTCCGTTTTTCGTCTATCTGAGCAAAACTGCTAAACTTCCTACTGATGATTCTTTGTTCCGTTACTTAGAAGACAGAACAAAAATTAATTACACAAGTAGAGAGTTTTTTATTGACGGTAATATGAACGGAAGTGCTGCTGTAACAGCTGGTACTGACTATTCACTTACTGTTGAAGCAGCTGAAGGGTCATCAGACTCTGCAGGAAACGTAGACTGGTTAGTAAAAGGAATGGTAATAGCAATCAGAACATTAGGAAATGCAACAGGTGCTGCAGGTTACGGAAACGTAATTGTAAGAGTAGAATCTGCTCCAGTTCAAAATGCTGCTGATACTACATTCGTAGCTAAATGTATTTCTGTTTCAAGCACAGCTTCAAACATGAACAAAATACTAGATGCACAAAGATGTCAGGTAATCGGTTCAGCTTTCGCTGAAGGTTCTGGTTCACCAGACGTATTCTCAGACAGCTTAGACGATGGATTTGGATATACTCAAATCTTTAAGACAGCTGCTGAAATTTCAAACACAGCTCACGCTACACAATTACGTGGAGTAAGTAATGAGTTTGATAGAGTCTTAGCTCAAAAACTAAGAGAACATAAGATAGATATTGAAAGAGCTATGCTTTTTAATCAAAAAGCAAGAATTGACGGCGTTCAATATTCAGAAGGTCTTATTGGTCACATCATTAAAAACAGTACAGTAGTATCTGATGACTCAGCGTTATCATACAACTCAGGCAAAGCATACTTTAGAACTATGGCTGAAGCTGAACTAACTTATGATAGACTATTAAGCGACTTTGAAGTGGTATTTGACCCAGCTCGTGGTGGTTCTAACGAACGATTAGCGTTGGCTTCATTACCAGTAATGTCTTATTTCAATAAGATGGGTGCTGTGAGTTTCTCAGAAAACTCAACAAACGGTACTCAATATCGTATTAACATGGATGAACTAAGTGGTCAGTTTGGTCACAAATTAATGCAACTTGACACAATACACGGTACAGTGTATATGGTTAAAGAACCATTATTTAGAGGACATTCATCAGGTATGATGGCTATGGCTGACATGAGTAAAGTATACTACAGACCATTAGTAGGTAACGGAATCAATCGTGATACACAAGTTATGACAAATGTACAAGGTGCAGATGAAGACTTGAGAAAAGACATGATTCTTACTGAAGCTGGACTAGAAGTATGCTTACCAGAGTCACATTATCTAATTAACCTAGAAAACGTATAAGGGAGATTGAGATGAAAACAAGCGTATTAAATAGTAATAGTGGTGATTACGGTAAACAGTATAAACAATGGGTCGTAGAAGCAGTAACTGCTGATAAGACACTTGATGGAGATGACTCAGGAAAACTATTCGTAGTTAACCCTGCAGCTACAACTACATTAACATTACCATCTGTTTCATTAGTAGGATGGAATTGTACTGTTGTATTAACTGAAGGAATTGCAGCAACTGATGGTTCTATGGACCAAATTGTGAACATTGCTTTAGGTCAAGGTGATAACATCGGACAGGTACATGAAGTAGCTGGTGGTGCTGGTAACTTTGCAGTTACTGGTGACGACTTCTTTGTGTTTACTGCTGCAGCTACCCCAGGTGATAGGGTTGAACTTATCGCTGACGGTACACAGTGGATAATCCAAGGCTATGTCAAGAGTCTAACCGATGCTGATTTCTCTGCTAACGCAGACACTATAGCATAAAACAATCCGTAAGGATTAGCAGTTTGGGTACTGTGGGGTTATTCGTAAAAAGGTGTAACCCCAAACACCCATAATGAAATTTAATTAAATAGGAGAATACAATGGCAAATTATAGTGCAGCAGAAGTAAAAGTTATTATAAATGATATTAGTGTAAATGCTAGTAGTGTTGATGGTTCGTTAGCAAAAGAAGTTAAGACTTTTGTAGCTACATTAACAGATAATACAATTATTTCAATAAACACGGTAAAACTAGATAGCTCAAGAGTTGCTTATATAGTTACTTATATGTAGTATGGCTAAGTGTCAACATTGTAGCGAGCCTAATCCAGAAGGGTTATTTAACTGCCCTTCTTGTGGTAAAAAGGCTAATAAGTCAAAATGGACCACTAACACCTTTATTAGAGAAGGTGGTTATGCAACAGCTATTAGAAAAGACCAAATAGATTTTGGTACAAAAGATATGAATGAGCACATAAAAGAGACAAAGAAAAAAAATGATGTTTCAAGAGATAAAAAGATAAATTCGCTTATAAAGTGGAAGTAAATTAGTGAGAGGTTTAACAAGTAATACAAGAAGAAGTAATGGAGCTAAAAAAACTAGACAAGGTTGTAGCACTAATACTAAATATGGAAATAAGATGAGTAAAAAACATTATAAAAAAAAGTATAGAGGTCAAGGTAGATAATGGCAACATTTCAAGTACAAGTAGAAGATTTAACTGGGAGCGTATCAGATACAACAGCTTTAACTAGTTGGTTGACTGATGGTGCACGTTCTGTTATGTCTATATTACCTATGACAATGTTAAAAAGAGTTGCGTCTCAAGATGCATTTGTAAACACAATAGATGTAGAGGGCAAAAAAGTTTTAACAGTTACTAGAAATGATGGAACAATAGACCACCCTTGTAGAGAGGTGATTCCTTCTATGAGAGGTAGAATTATTGACCAATCTTATATGGAATATGCTTCTGCTACTGACCCAGCTTTTTATATTGATAATCAATTATTAACTGTAAAGCCAGATTCTAGTGGTTCTAATCAAAGATTAACTTCTATTAATATGTCAATTACTGTAGCACATGGAGATAGTGTAATAGATAACTTTCCAGATGAAGCAGAGAATGCAGTAGTTTTATATGCAGCAAGAAATGGTGTTCAAAGATTAATGAATGATATAAATGTTTCAGTTTCTGACTTATCTATATCTTCTACAGAACCAGTATCTCCTACATTAAGCACCGTAACTTATAGCGATGCTACAAATGCTGATGCAAGTGCATCTTCAGTTAGCAATATTTTAGTATCAGGCGTATCAGATGTTGACCCAACGAATCAAGTTCCTACATATACAAAACCTATATTAAGTTTAAGTAGTGCTGCAATATCAGATTTTAATATAAGTGCTAGTGCACCTTCAGTTCCATCAATAGATGTTATAACTTATACAAACGCATCTAATCAAAGTGCTTTTTCAAGCGACTTATCTTCTGTAACTTTTGGTTCTGTTCCAAGCGAAATAAATGTTTCTAGTAGTGCACCAACATTTACTCCACCAGTATTAGATGTAGATATTTCTCAATTTGAAACATTTTTAGAAACAGAAGAAGACACTGAGCTAGCTCAAATTCAACTAGGAAGGCTTAACAATGAAGTATCTCAATATCAAAATAAGTTATCTGAGAGTCAAGCAGAGTTTCAAAAAGAAAATTCAATATATCAAACAGAGTTTCAAGAAGCTTCTGCAAAATTTAGTGCAGACCAGCAAAAAGTATTAGAACAGGCAAGACTTGATTTAGCAAAAGCACAGCAAGATGCACAAAACTCTACTAATGTAGATATAGCAAATAAAGCTAAAGACCAAGAGCTTGCTTTGCAAAATGCTATAAATAATATGCAAAAAGCAGTGAACAACAATAATAGTATTTTATCTAAGTTTCAACAAGAAATTGGATTGTATAGTCAGAACGTAGCTAAAGAAGTTCAACAATATCAACAAAGTACACAAAAAGAATTAACATTATTTCAAACAAGAACATCAGTAGAGTTGCAGAAATATTCACAAGATATACAAAATGAATTAAATGAGTTTAATAAAGACAATGTAAGGTATCAAGCAGAAATGCAAGATGAGGTTTCTAAACATAATACTGCTTTACAAAGAGCAATTACTCAAGCACAAATAAGTGCAGCAGATGCACAGCTAGAGTCACAGCAAGCTACTTCAGTTGATTTACAAAATAAAGCAGCAGACCAAGCTTTAGCCTTGCAAAACTCAGTACAAAATATGACAGCTGCTATACAAGATAACAATTCTAAAATGTCAAAGTATGGAGTAGAATTACAAGCTTATGGTTCTAATATTAATAAAGAAGTACAGGAGTATGGAAGTAATTTACAAAAAGATACTTCTAAGTATACTTGGTATGCTCAGCAATATCAAATGTTAGACTCACAATATAAAGAACAAATACAATTTTTAACAGGGCTATCAAGCCCACAACAAAGGTAATTAAAAGGAGAGTAAAATGGCAGATAGAGCACAAGGAAATATATCTTTTCAGCCTATAGTAACAATAGCAGCAGATGCAGATGCAGATGCAGTAGATGCAATACATCACGATATTAAAAGAAGTCTTGGTGGAAAATTAACATTTACAGTTGCAGATGGAGACGATAATTGGTTTTATGCTCCAAATGTAATTGCAGTAAACGCAAGTCAAGAATTGTTTGGTGCATCAGATAATGCTACAGATTTAGTAGGTGCTAGTGGAGACCAATCAAATGGACCAAACGAAGCAGCAGGTGCTGCAGTAACATTTACAGATGATTCTTTAGCTGATTGTGACGCAGATAAATTATGGTTTTTATTTATAGAAAACACTGGAACAAGCGATACATCTAATACAAGCACAACTAATAGTGTTTATTTTAATTTAGATGGTGGAACAGCAGCTCACGGAACACCTGACCAAATTGAAGTTGCAGCAGGAGAAGCTTGGATGGGAAGAGTTAATGGACCAGTATTAAGTAATATATTTATCATTACAGCACAAGCTAGAGGAGCTGGAGCAGCAGCAACAGTAAATGAAAGCACAAGTGTTAGATGTACAGTTGCAGCTATAGTAGAAGATGTGGCATAATGGCAGCAATAGAATTTAACGGAAAAGAAATATATAGTAGAGTGCTTCAGGCAGTTCCTGGAGTATCAGAAAACTATGTATTAAACTTAATTAATGAAGCATTGATTGATATGGGAATGCATCAACAAAAAATGGAAAACGCTAAAACTGATTTAAAGCATAATCAACTATGGTATGCATTAGATGATGATGAGTCTGTTACAATTAATAAAGTATTTAGATGTGTTATAGAAAACTCTGATGGAGAGTATATAATGATTCCTAGATTGACTCCTGGACAAATAAAACAATTTTACAATGAAGCAAGTGCTGATACTAAGACAAACACTGCTTGGACGGAGGTATAATGGCAGCAGTAGACAGTCCGTATAAAGACCCTTCAAAAACATTTGTTTGGTGGATAGAAGGCGATAGACTTGCTATAGCTACATCAGAAGGAGATGTTAATACTACGGAAACAAGCGAAGGTAAGTTAAAACCTGTTCAATTAGGTTCTGGAAACACAGTAACTGGTGGATTAATTATTTCATACCATGCAGAACCAGACAAACTTACAAGTATTACAGGAACGATAGATGTTGATAATGTATTACAGCCAGCATTAATTGAGTATGTGAAAGCAAAAGCTTTAATGGATGCAGCTTCAAGAGAAGACAATCCACAGATAGCACAGATTAGAATGGCTGCAGCACAACAGTCATTAGCTTCTTACAGAGAAGCATTAAGAAAATTTGGAATGAAGAAAAATGATAAGGTAGGGGGAACTAGAGGTATAGTTCCGTCTGACATGCGATAAGGAGACAGCAATGGAAGTTAGCAAAGACAGTAAATTTACATTTAGTATAGAAACATTAATATCATTAGCAACTACGTTAGTCTTAGTAGTAGGTATGTGGTTTACACTACAAGCAGATATTAAAGAAGCAAAAGAATTACCTGAGCCACCAATAGGTAGAACAGAGTATGACTTAAAGGACCAGATGATTAGAAATACAATCATTGAAACTGAAAAAGATGTACAAGAGATTAAAGAAGAACAAAAAGAAATGCGTACAGATGTTAAAAACATTGAGCGTATGTTAATGCAAAAGTGAGGTACAGAGATGAATTGGTTATCTGGTATTACATATTTGGTTGGTATCTGTTTATCGTTATCGCCTTTATATGCTCAAAGTAGTTTAAAAGATTTACAACAGATTCAATTATTGAGTCAAGATGAATGCGTTATAGTCCAAGTAAATGCAGATTGGAACTTTAAAGCATCATTAGATTTAAATGGTTTAAATAATTGCGTATGGTTTAATGCAAGTATAGACGACAAAGAATATGGTGCAATTATTACAGATGAATGGAAGATAGTTTCTGTACCAACAATAATTATGTTTGAATATGGTAAAGAAGTAAAAAGATTTGAAGCTGGATTAAGTTTCAATTTAGATAAAAATAAAATCATCAAGGCAATCAAAGATGAAATTGATGAAATACAACTAAGGAAGTTTCAATGATATATTTAGCAAGATGGTTTAAAAAGTTATTTTATGGTTCGTTGTTATTAGGAACTTTAGC